ATTGGTGATGAGGCTCATCTATTTAAAGCTAAGTCACTTACTAGATTGATGTCTAAGTTACACGGATGTAAGTATCGTATTGGATTTACTGGTACGTTAGATGGTTCAGATACTAATCAGTTAGTATTAGAAGGTGTGTTTGGTAGATGCTCAAAGGTTACTAAGACATCAGACCTAATGAAGAAAGGTCACGTTGCTAAGTTAAATGTAAAGGTTATTGTTCTTAAGCACAATGAACAGATCTTTGAAGGATATCAAGATGAGATGGATTACCTTGTAGAACACGAACAACGTAATCATTTTATCCGCAACTTAGCGTGTGATCTTAAAGGAAATACATTGGTACTATTCAACTACGTAGAGAAACACGGACTACCTTTGTATGAGATGATAAATAGTCATACCGACAGACCAGTACATTTAGTTTATGGTGGTGTGGATGTCGATGACCGAGAACAAATACGGAGCTTAGTTGAAAATGAAACGGATGCTATCATTGTTGCCAGTTATGGCACTTTCAGTACTGGGGTTAACATTAAACGGTTGCACAACCTCGTCTTCGCCAGTCCCTCCAAGTCCAGAGTTAGAAATCTCCAGTCCATCGGAAGGGTACTTCGACAGTCTAAAGGAAAAGTAGAAGCAACGTTATATGATATTGCTGACGATATTACTAGAGATAATGGAAAGAACTATACTCTCCTTCATCTCTTTGAGAGATTAAAAATATACAAAGAAGAAAATTTTAATTATGAAATTGTAGAAATCAAACTCAAATCTTATGATTAGCTATGCCAAACACGATGAAGAATTTTTTGGGGTTTTCAAACTCGTTACTGGAGAGGAAGTTCTAGCTAAGGCTGTTCTTTCAAATGAAGAAAATTGCACAGAGTCATTAGCATTCTTACAAGAACCAGTTTGTATACAAGTCATAAATCAAGAACTTGGTAAAGGTAAATTGTTAAGAGGTATGGGATTTCATAAATGGATGCAGTTATCTGATGAAGATTTTTATGTAGTACGTGAGAAAGATATCTTAAGTGTTGCTTCTATGAGTAAGGAAGTTCAATATATGTACGAGTCTTTTCTTTATGGAGAAGAACCTGAAGATGAAAGAAAGGATAGAGCTTTAGAAAAAAGAAAAGCAAAATTGGCCGAGACGCAGGGTTATATAGGTAAAATAAATGAAGCTAGAATATTATTTGAGAAGTTATATAAGAACTAATACTGTTCCCCTGAACCCTTAACAGTGTTATCCTACTGGTGATTGACATATTTGTCAAGCCCCGTTATAATAGATTCAACAGGAAATATGCTATGAAACGAGTTCCTAAGAAGAAAGAACATTATGTTAATAATGCAGACTTCCTTGCTGCCATTATTAAGTACAAAGAAAAGGTAGAAATTGCTGAGGTAAAAGGGCAACCAAAACCTCGTGTGAATAATTATATTGGTGGATGCTTTCTTAAGATAGCAACCCATTTATCTTACAGACCAAACTTCATCAACTATATGTACAAGGATGATATGGTTTGTGATGGCATAGAAAATTGTATACAGTACATAGATAATTTTGATCCTGCTAAAAGTAAAAATCCTTTTGCTTATTTTACACAGATAGTTTATTATGCATTCCTACGCAGAATTGCTAAAGAGAAACGCCAGATGGATATTAAAGACAAGATCCTTGAGAAGGCAGGATACGAACATGTATTTACTTCTGATGGTGATACTTCTGCTGATTATCATGGCATAAAGAATCGTGTAGAAATGAACACGAAGAGATGAAGATCTTACTAATAACAGATCAACACTTCGGTGTTCGTAATGACAATCTCTACTTTGTAGAACATTATAAAAAGTTTTATAGTAAAATTGTTATACCTTTTATTAAAGCATCTGGTATTAAAGAAATTATAAATTTAGGAGATACGTTTGATAAACGTAGATCTATTAATTATATGTCTCTGGAAGCAGCGAAGGAGATGTGGTTTGACCCTATAAAAGAATTGGGTTGTAAGATGACTGCTTTGATTGGTAATCACGACATATATTATAAGAACACATTAAGGATTAACTCACCAGAAGAGTTATTGGGAGGATATGATATAGATGTCATCGATGAACCTACCACCCGTAATTATGACGGTACTGATATTCTTTTACTTCCTTGGATATGTGATGAGAACTACGATAGAACCTTACGAAGCATCACAGAAAGTACTGCACCTGTCTGTATGGGCCATCTTGAGCTTAACGGCTTTGAGGCTCATCCAGGTCACGTGATGGATAAGGGTACTGATATGACCATCTTTAAAAATTTTAAGAAGGTATTCTCAGGACACTATCATACTAAATCTAATAAAGATAATTGTTATTATCTTGGTAACCCCTATCAACTATACTGGAATGACTACGGACAAAAAAGAGGGTTCCATGTCTTTGATACAGAGACTCTACGAACTACTTTCTATAGAAATCCCTTTGACACTTTTCATAAGTTGTATTATAATGGTGGAGGTGTACTGCCGAGTGAAGAAGAAGTTAAAGGAACCTTTGTCAAACTCATAGTAGAAGACAAGGGTGACTATGCTAAGTTCGATTACTTTGTTAGGAAACTTCAAGACATTGGATTAGCTGACCTTAAGATAGTTGAAGATCTTAGTGTCGAAATAGAAGGGGGTTCTTCTGTCATAGAAACCGAAGATACTATGACCCTTTTAGAAGACTACATAGATGAGATAGATCTTAAGGTTAGTAAAAACAATATCAAAGATGTAATGCGATCTCTCTATATGGAGGCTTCCGAACTATAATGTTCATCTTAACAGAAAAAGGAACTGGTGGTGTTTATGCTCTTCCTAACATACACGATGTAAAAACTGTGCATATGTTTGAGCAAGAGGATGATGCTGTTCGTTATCTTGAACTGTTAAAAGCCAATGACTATAAAAAGAGATTGGAACTCTTAGAAATTGATGTCGAAGCTGTTGCAATTAATTGTGATAAGTTTGGATATGCATATTCTATTGTTGCTAAAGATGACTTGATTGTTCCACCACTACCTAAACCTAAACAAAAATGATTTTAGTTTTTATTATAGTAGGATTACTATTCTTTATTATTGGATACGGTTTGTATCTTACCTTTGGACCACCAGGTAAAGATTTAACTGATCCGATATCGGAACATGCTAAGATGCACGAATTGGGTATCGCACACTCACATAAAGAGGGAGCCTACAAGGTACTTAAAAACAAAGAATGATTACATTTGAGAGTATTCGGTGGAAGAATTTTCTTTCCACTGGTGATCAGTGGACTGAAATGCAATTGAATGATATTGCATCCACTTTAATTGTAGGTACTAATGGAGCAGGTAAGTCTACTCTATTAGATGCTTTATGTTTTGGACTATTCAATAAACCCTTTCGTAAGATTAACAGGGGTCAATTGGTTAATAGTATAAATGAAAAAGGACTTAAAGTAGAAGTCTGTTTCAGTATTGGTAAAGATGAGTACCGTGTTTTTAGAGGAGCTAAACCCAATGTCTTTGAACTTTATAGGAATAACAAGATGGTTGACCAGGATGCTGCAGCCAAGGATACGCAGAAGTATCTGGAGCAGTCAGTCCTTAAACTCAACTACAAAAGTTTTACCCAAGTCGTCATACTTGGTTCATCCACATTTGTCCCCTTCATGCAATTGGGAGCAAGTGTCAGGAGAGAAGTTATTGAAGATCTACTCGATATCCAGATCTTCTCAGATATGAATACTATCCTTAAAGATAGGATAAGAGGTATTACCACTAAGAATAAGGACACTAGTTATTTAAAAAATATTGCAGAAGAGAGAGTTTCCTCACAGGAAAAGTTAATTAATTCTTTAAAAGAAATAAACACTAATCGGAAGAAAGAAAAGAAGGATAAATTTAAATTAAATGAAACTAAAATAAAAGAAAAAGAAACTAAAAAGAAATTAAAAAAAGAGAAGTTGATTGAGGTAGAGGCAGGATGTCAGGATATTGAGACACATCGTACGTTATTACAGGGATTGCGTGATAAGCAAACTGAAAATAAAACTGAATTGAAGAGACTTACTAAAGAAATAAAGTTCCTTGAGACTCACGATGTGTGTCCTACTTGTACTCAAGAGATTGGTGATGGGTTTAAAGAAACTAGAATGAGTTCTTTGACATCAACTGGATCTGGATTAACTAACGATGCTGAAGAATTAGAAGGTAATATAAATGATGCTCTTGATATTATTGGTGAGATAGAAAAGATATGTGAAGAGATGTATGAAATGCGTAGTGAGATTTCATCTTTAGATCGTGATATTATTAGATTGGAAAAGGATAATTTGAATATAGATCAGGAAATTAGTGAGATGAAAAGTCCTAAGATAGATCTAGAGGTTGAGGTATTAGATGGGTTAAAGAAAGATTTGGAAACAGTGTCTCAAGATTGTGCTAGTCTTAGTGAGACACTAGATGAGTATCAGGTTGTATCATATCTTTTAAAAGATTCTGGTATTAAGAAACAGATCATTAAAAAATATATACCTATATTCAATAACCTTATTAATAAGTACTTACATAGTATGGACTTCTTTGCTAACTTTACTCTTGATGAGGAGTTTAATGAAGTCATTAAGAGTAGGTTCAGAGATGAGTTTAGTTACTCTTCATTCTCTGAAGGTGAGAAGCAGAAGATTGATCTAGCACTTCTTTTTACTTGGAGAGAAGTAGCAAGGATGAAGAATTCTGCTGCTACTAATCTTCTTATACTTGATGAGGTATTTGATAGTTCTCTTGATGCATCTGCTACAGGTGAATTACTTTCTATACTTTTAAAGTTAGGAGGTGATACTAATCTATTTGTTATTTCCCATAAAGGTGATATACTTATTGATAAGTTTAAAAGGTGTTTAAGGTTTGAAAAGATTAACGACTTCTCTAAAATAATAGAAGAGGAATAACTATGAGATTTAAAGCAACAGT